AGCGCGGGCTGCCCGCCCCCCGGCCCCGGCCCCCCCCTGCGTGGGTTCCCCCCCCCCACCCGCCGATGTCTCAGCCGTTTTGGTTGCAACAGTTGCCGCCGCGCCTGCCTGCTCCATGCTTTGCTTTACCCCAAAGATGGATTTATAAATCGCCGACTCCTGCACCATGCGCTGCATCATGCCCATAAGCGGTTTAGTAACCATCTCTTGTATAAACGCTTGCCCGGTGCTTTTGAAAAAGCCCGTCATAGCTTGGCTAAACGTCTGCGTTCGAGACAGCATGGCGGAAAAAGCCTGCCCCATTTGGTCTTGTGCCGTCTGCCAAACGTTTTTCCCGCCGTCTTGCAACATCTCCGAGAAACTTGGCGCGTCTTTACGGCGTTGCTGCTCCCGCTTGCCTTTGTTTTTGCCTTGCTCGCGTTCATGCCCTTGCCCAAGTTCCGCCATTTGCTGTTTCAGCTTGTCGATTGCGTTCTGACTGTATGTCGGGTCTTGTTCGGCAAGTGCGATCCGTTCCTGCAATGCGTCATAGGCAATTTGGTACCGGCGGTTTTCAAACTCGATTTCCAAGTCCAGGCGTTCGAGTTGCGAGATTTGACCGTTGGCTAGGGCTTGGTCTGCCGCGTCCTTTTCCATGTCCAACTTGTGTTTATCCAGCTTCTCCCATGCCGCCACCTGATTGATTTTGGCTTCGGTCGATTGCTTGGATAATTGGTCTTCAAGAGTTAGGATTTTTTCACGCAGTTTCAAACCTGTTTTACTGCCAGCGTCAACCGTTGCCAGTTTTGCGCGCCAGTAAGCAGCTTCCCGCGCCAAATCCCATTCTTGATGGGATAGCGTTTCGCGCTGCATTTCTTTATGTGCCAGCTTTTGGGCTTTGATTTCTTCTTCCCATGCCTGCATCGGGTCTTTGGCCGCACCTGACCCGCCACCGCCGCCCGCTTTACGACCGCTACCGCCTTTGCGACCGCTTCCACCGCCACCACCACCGCCAGCGGTAGCGGGGGATTTAGTAGAGCCACCACCACCACCGCCGCCGCGCATGGCTTTGGCTTCGTGGATATTTGCAGCCCGTTCGCGGATAGCGTTTGCCATTGCGCCCGCGCGGTCTTTAGTCATGCTGTCAACGATTCGACCACCAAGCCCGCCGTCGTCCATCTTGCCGATTTGGACGCTACTCAGCTTTTCAATGCCCGAAACGCCGACCATAGACGCGGCTTTGTTGGCAAAGTCAATCATGCTGTTAATCATGCCGATTGCCTTGTTCACCATCCACTCAATCGCGGAGATAAACACGTTGCCGATAGCCTTACCGAGATTCGAAAAGAATTGCGGCATATTGTTGGCGGCTTCTTTAATCAGCATCCAGCCGGTCGCAAACGTGTTGACGAAGGCATTTACCGATGCGCCGATGACGCTTGATATGATGCCCATCACACGCTCAAACAAAGCCGACCAGCCGCCCACGCTTTCGCCAAGCCAGCCTGTCAGTCCGCCAAACCATTCCCTTATTGCGCCGATGGCTTCACCGATGGTTTCCGTGATGACTTGCCAAACCGCCTGAATCACATCAAGTAGATTCGACCAGCCGCCGCCGAAAATGTCGATTTGGTCGCCGAATTGGGCAATCAAGCCGATGACCGCGCTGATGGCGACCGCAATCAAGCTAAACGGATTTGCCAACAGCGCGAGATTTAAAGCCAGCGTGGGCGCAACAGCGGCCGCAATAGCAACGGCAAAGCCCGCCATGATGGGGACGACCAAATTCAGGTTATCCGCAATAAGTTTGATAATGGACGCGATGCCTGACATTGCGCCGCTGTCGTTCAGCAGCTTAGAGACCATGCTTTGCCAGTTGTTCGAAAACACTGTCAGAGCCTGACCCATCGTCATGGGCATTTTGGCCGCCTGCTCGCCGAATTTTTCCGACGCGCCCGATATGGCTTTGAAAATCACATCCGCCGTCAGTTGTCCTTCACTGCCCAGCTTTTTGATTTCCGCGCGGGATTTGCCCATATATTCCGCAATGGTATCAAGCAGAATAGGGGCGGCTTCGGCAATGGATTTAAATTCGTCGCCCTGCAATACGCCGCTACCCAAAGCCTGCGACAACTGCATCAACGCGGCGGCTTGCTGTTGTGCACCCACGCCGCCAATTGTCATGGCATTATTTGTCGCTTCGGTAAATTGCAAGATTTCCTGCTGCGTGTAGCCGTAGTCTTTCAAGGCACGGCTTGTCGAAACATACAGGCTTGACGTTGATTCAAGCGACGCGCGGGTATTGTTCGCCACATCCAAAAGCTGACGTTGGACAGCCAGATACTCGCTTTCAGATGACACCACCTGTCTTACTTGGCTGTTTATTGACTGCATAGCATCGGCAGTATCAAGCAGGGATTTTGCAAACGACACCGTCGCAAATCCCGCCAACAGCGTGCCGATTTTACCCAGCCCGCCCGCCGCCTCCTCCGCCTTATCGCCTGTCTTGGCAAGTTCAGCGTTTAGCTCCTTGACCTTTTCCTTTCCGTCGCCAACACCCCCGATAAAATCAGACATATCAACATCAAACGCCTTTTCCATCGACTTTTGCATCTCGGAAAAGCTGCGCGTCAATTCTGATCGCACCTGTCCGATAGCGTTTTCAATTTGCTTGGAAGCATTCGACGCAGAGTTTGCTGCCTGATTAAAACCCGCAGCCGTGCCGTTCTCGACGGTTATCTTGATTTTCGTTTCTAAATCGCTCATACGACCGCCCATAAAAAAGCCCGTGAATCATCACGGGCGTGGTTTCAAATTTAGATTAGGCTTCAATCAACTCAGCACCTGAAAAGACGCTTTGCTCGTTCCCTTGCTCAACGGCTTTACTGTACAGCCATGCACGGGATACCTCACCATCTTCGGGCAGGGCGTTGACGGAAATTGAGTGGGAACAAAGCGGATTCCGACCCGCTTCATACGCCTTTTTCGAGACGTAGCCGTTAAGCGTTGCCGTTACGGTTTTGAACTTGTAATCAATACTTACATATTCGATTACATGATGGCTTGCCGTTGCACCGGTGCTTTCATCTTCAATTTCGCGGTTAATTGCAATTACTTGTTTAGTCATAACTTTCCAATCTTTAAAGTGTTAAACATCAGGCTTTACACAGCAAAGCCAATTTTCAGGGAGTGGGGTTGTTGTTTCCGGCAACGCTTCTCGCGCGGCGCAATATAACTCCAGTTTATCGCTATGCCTATAAGCCCACGCCCCCCAAAATGGGTCTTGCCAGCTTCTCGAGGTATTCTCATTTGCGATTTTTGACAGTTGCTCCAATAAACCCATTTTTGATTTAAAGGCGTTGATTTCAGAGTCCAGCAATTCAGCTTCCATTCTTTCCTCAAACGCCCTTGATACCTCTTCCAAGCGTGCTTCCGTTTGTCTGACAAGCTGCATCGCCTGAGACTCAGCCGCCCGTGTCGCTGCATCGTAATACGCCGAACCTGGTAGCGGGTTTGTGTAACTTGCCCACACAATCTCTTTACTGCGTGAGACGTGGGCGACTGATTGAGCCTTATTAAACTGGCGATAACTGTAAGGCAGGTTTGATGCCATCCGCGCATTAAACGTATTTGCCAAGTCTGCATTTACCTTTTGCCACCCAGTCAGCCCGCCGCCATCGCTTTTATCCGCAATTACGTTCGAATACCGATAGTTTAGAATCGGCTGGTATGAATTGACCTTGTTCAAATCCCATTTAAATGTGTCTTGCGGATTTGGCAGCATCGGATAATAAGAGGAGCCATCTTGTTTGCTTTGGAAAAGGCTGTGTACACCCGCTCCAAAACCATCAGGCAGCCCCGTCTTGTAAAGTGCGGCATTGTCCCATCCAAGCATCCCGACAGGCTGGGCGGCTTTGGAAAGGTCTATCCCTGATACTTCGTAAAAAAGCCCTGACTGAGAGACTCTGCGCCTTACAGTTCCGCCGTTTTGAGTTACCGCTCCCATGAGTTTAAGCGGCAAAGACGAACTGTCATACTGCTCATATTTCAAAGGAGCATTTTCATCTCCCTCTAAAAATCGGGCTAGTTTTTTGCGCTTTTCCTTGTTTTCACCATTTCGCAGGGCATCAATTATTGCAGGGACTGTCTCAGGGTAGAATCTTCTATTTGGCGATTCGTGGGTAAAAAACCACCTTGACCTATCCACTTTGCCCACAACCAAATCCGAAAACGTAACTGACCTGTTATAGCCGTCATTTACTTCGGCGACACTGCCTTTTTTAGGCATAACGTAATTGATTTGCTGAGGCGAATAGTCGTAGCTCGCAAGCCCGTATGGGTTGTAGTCAATAGCAGTGGAGCATTTATTAAGATACTCGTAGGGCAAGCCTGCGGTTTCGTAGAAAAATATCTCCAAGTCCGTACCGCCTGCCATATCTATAACCATATAGCCGCAACCAAGACTCACAGCGGAAAAGCCGGCAACCTCATTTACACCGGTGCGCGTACTGCGAAACGATGCCGTAATAGGCAGACCGGTGGGATTGTAGTTTTCCGCCCTATTGTTGGAGTATGGCAACCCTGTTGCATAATTCGACTTGTCATCAACAGATAATTGACCGTCTATATGCTTCATCTCAAGCGATGCGTGCAAAATATCCGACCCTGATTTCAAGGAGTTGCACATCAAAGTCGCCATTTCAAATTTTTCTTGATTGTAGCCGCTACCCCACCCGTGAATCACGGCGGGAATTAACCCCCTTGTCCTTAAGCCAATCCCCGATGACCCATACAAAGGCAGAATCATGCGTATGCCGTTATTGGGGGCGGCGAATAGATAACCTGAAGATAATGCGCCACTGCTTCGTTCGGGATAGTTGCCTTTTGCAATCAGTGTTTCAAAAGGTACGTTTAGACTGCCGTCAGTTATAGACACCTCTCGACCGCTGTTTGACACGACGCGGAGATTATTCAACCCGCCGCCCCCCTCGGGTAGGGATAAATGCAATTTACCGATATATTTCGGCGTGAATAAGCCAAAATTGACTAAATCAACCCCAGCTTCGTTATAAATTGCAAATCCCCAATCATCGTCATTAGTTGAAGTAGCCATATAGCAAGCTCCTACCTGCAAAAGCGCCGCAATGAGTAATAAACCTATCACCAAAAAGACGTTTATGGTAAAAAGAATGTACCCATTGCAATGTGCCGTTTTGCAACTTTGATATACTCAAATATTCGGTTTCCCAGTTCCCGATCGCGTGAGATTGGGGGATTAGGAAAATCCCTTTGAAAAAATTGCGGCGTGGAAATAACATATCCAAAGCAATTAATCCCGATGGGGCGTTCCCCAAAAACAAAACCCCCTCCACAATCAAGCTGGCATCCAAGTTTATATCAATGGGGTTGCCGTCTTTGTCAAAGCAAAACAAGCCATAATCCATCAGGAATTTCCTTTATATCCCACAATCACCCGTAAATAGCCCCTTGTATCATGTACGGTAAGTCGTTCGTTTATCAGCTTCATGCCGACTTGCCCGTCCGATGATGATAAAGACACCTCGCCGTTATTTTCGACAACGAAACGTCCATTGCCCAGATCCATCCGCCCACCTCGAATATCACCCATGTTGGCGGATATTGCCGACAACTTATCAACGCCGATTTCCCGCGCCGTGATGCTTCCAGCTTTCAGGCGGTTTGCGTTCAACGTGTTTGCCGTGATTTTGTCGCCGTGAATATCCCCGGCGTTCAACCTATCGACAATCGCCTTGCCGTTTACCACCAGTTCGCCGTTCACGCCGACACGGTTTTGACGCGTATCGACCGTAAACGGGAAAACGTCGGCTTTGCCCGGTGCGCCGATACCGAAACGGTCGGCATTCACAATAAACTTGCTTTCAGGCGTTCCGTTTTTTGGCGTGGTTGCCAAGCCGTAGCCCGCTACCTTGCCGTTAACATCGACCTTGACCGTGTATTGCGCTTCCAAGCCGTTGATGCTTTTCGCGTGGGCTTGTACCGTCGCTTTATTACCGTCAGCGGTTGATTGGACTGTCGTGATACGCTCGCCAAGCGATTTGATGTCGCCTGTCGCTTTGGTTAAGGTCGTCTGAACCACCTGAACCGTTGCTTTGGTCTCATTTACCGACTTTTGCGCGGTATCAAGGCGCGCAGAAAGGGTCTGAATTTCACGCTTTCTATCCTCGTTCGCGTTTTTGATACGTTCGTTGACGCTGCCTGTGCCGTTGCTGTCTATCAGGTTGATTTTATCGCGTAGCGATTTATTTAAATCACTTTCCGATAGGTCGCTTGTCGCTACATCGTAAACGGTAAACGACACGCTGTTGCTGACTTTCAGGCTGTCTTTGCCAAAGCTGTCATAGCCCGCCGCGCGCAAATGGTAGGTCTTACCTTTCTCAAGCGGTTTGCCGTTGCATTTGGCGACGGTTACAAACGTTTCCGCGCCGTCATAGACTTTGTTTGCGTCTGTGGTCGGTACGGCTGCGTTTTCGGAAACCCAAACGATAATCCCTGCGAAATCCTCTTCGGCAGGTTTTTGGCAGGTAAAAAACGCCTGTTTCAAGCCGCTGTCGATAGAGATGCCTTGCAATGCTGCTAATTGCGGATTTTGCGCCGCGATTTGCGCCCAGTTGCCTGTTTTACCTGTAACGGCACGCCCGCGAACTTTGAAAACAACATCACGCACCTGCCCGCCGTCGGCTTTCATGTCTGCTTGCGTGTAGGTGTAGCTGTTGTCCACAATGCCGCTGACTGCCCGTAAACGGCGTTGGCTGTTACCTGCGTAGATTTCCACGTCGTAGGTATCCGCGCCGTCCAATTTATCCCAAGCGATGACGGCTTCTTTTCCGTATGCCCACGAAGACGACAGCCGCAGGTTTTGAATCTGACCCAGCGGTGCGCCCTTGATGGTGTAGGAGTACGCGGGAACAGACGCCAAGTCCTGAACGCCGCCGCTGAAAACGTTGTACGAAACCAGCTTGACCCAAACCGTGCGACCAATCCAGTTGCGCGGAACGGCGTATCTGAACAACGTATCGTCAACACGCACAAACTGGCTGCCCGCCGCATGGCTGTCAATAGCAGAGCCATACGCACCGCGCGTCAGGTTGCCCAGCGTGTAACGCCCCACGCCTTTCAGTTCAGCGTTTGCGTATGCCAGAAATTCGCCGTCAACGTAGCACAATGTCAGCAAATCGCGGCTGTCCTGCTCCGTGCCGCCTGTCATTTGACCTGCGGAAATTTCCACGCTCAGGGTGTTGGTACGGTCGAAAACCGCACCATTCGGTAAAGCAGCCGTCAAAGAGCCGAAACGCGCCTTGTGATTGACTGCGCCGACACGGGTATAGCTGTCGCCGTCGGTGGATACCCACACTTCAGCACCGCCCCACATATCACCGCCCGCCGTCGCCATCCAAATTTGAGGATCACCGCCTGTCAGTTGCAACGGGGCTTCGAAGATAACGGGCGCATGGGCGTTACCCGGCGAAACATTGTAGTCAGCCGAGTAACCCAAAGACGGCTGCGTCGGGTATTCTGATGTCGTGTAAACGCCGACAGGGTAGTCTTCAGCCTTGACGGATAAAACACCTTCTTCGTCTTCTTCGATTTCCGTGATTCGGACGGGCGTTTTATTCAAGCCAAGCCCTGCGTCAGTCAGGGTTACAATATCCATCGGCTCAAGCAGGCAGTATTTCCAGCCCAGCTTAAACTCATATTCGTTGCGGACGTACAGGGCGCGTTGCAAGAGTTGCTGGGCTACTTTTTGCGCTACCTTGCCGTTACAGATACCGTGCATCTTGACGGCTTCTTTCGGGCGCAATCCGTACTGCTCGATGTTCGCTTGGTCTTTCACTTCGGCGATGGCGACGTTATAGTCGTTATCGCGGTCGAGATACTCGACTTGGACTTGGTTAAACGCATCGGCATTGGTTTTACGCTCAACCCTTACAGGGTCTTCCGCGCCTGATACGATAAAATCATCGTCTGTCAGGTCGTATAGTGCCTTGTTATCGGCAACATATGCCGCGCCGTTGCCTGAGTAATTGCCGTCGCCGTAGGGGACGATTTTCAGACGACCTTGCGAAAACACCGCCGCGCTGTTGGTCTGTTCCAGCAGTTCGGAAATGTTCCGTTGCGCCTCGCCTTGCTCTGTGTAGGCAGGGCTTAGAAAAATACCGACCGCGCGGCAATAGTTGCTGTATCGGTCGGTGTCGCCGATGCTGTCGGCGGGGAATCCGCAGCCGTAGCGTTGGTTCGTCAGCAGGTCTCGGATAATATCGCGCGGGTTTGCGTCAGGAATGTTACCCGAATAGCCCAGCTTGCCGATGACCTCAAAATTATGCTGATAAATCTGCGCGGATTTCGTCAGTTCGTAGTTCGGGCTACACAGGTAGGCGGTGCCGGAATAGTTCAAGGCTTGGTCGGCGTGTTTTGCCTGCGCCAAGTGCGTCCACAACGGCTGCTCGTCCCCGCCGCGCATAAGCGTCAGGCGCAATTGTGCCAGCGAATCGAATTTCTCTTTGTCTCGCCAAATACGACCGACGCCGCTAATCTCGCCCTCACACAATGCCAGCATGACGGCGGCTCCGTAGGTGTACTTGATGTCTTCCTGCGTTACACCGCCGCCGCCTTTACCGCCCTGCCGTGTCGTGGTTTTATGCTCGATGGTGGTAAAGTCGCCGTACCAAATCAGATTACCGGCAACGCGCGTCCTACCGTAGATGACAGGCAGGGTAAGCCCCTGCGATGACCGCTGCACTTGTAACGATAAAATCCGCTCTTCAGCCGATGTAATGGTTGATGATTTACCGCCCATATAAAACCTCTAAATATCAGTCTATTAAATGCGCCTCGTACCACAAACCCTCAAGAGAGCCTGCGTAGTTGGTTGCAATATCAAAACCCGTTTCCGATGCGTTGGCAATGTAAGTCAGACGCACGGTTGTTGTCATTAAATCCAATGTAACTTTGACAAACGGTCGTTTGCTAAACGGACGCTGAAACTTGACCGTCATAAACTCATTGTTTGCTGGCGTGGATATAAATTGCGAACGGGCAACGTATGCCGCCTGATACTCTTTGCGGGTATCGGCTATTTTGCTGACTTGCTCGGCAAGTGCCGAAATCTGTTTACGCAAATCGGTGTCGTCGTACGGTGCGCTGCTCGGCAAGGCTGCCAATGTCTGTTTGATGCGCGCCAAGTCCTGTTTGATGGCCGTGTCGTCATAGCTACCACCACCGCCGCTGCCACCGCTACCGCCACCAAGCCCGTAGGCTGATACTTCAATGTTCATTAAATGCCTCCAGTGTAAAAAATTTCACTTCGCGCCCGTCAAGTTCGGGCTGATTGATGTCATCTAAAACCACACCGCGCCCGATGTAGCTGTGGATAATCTTGCCGTCGCCCACCAAGATGGCGGAATGGCTGAACGTGCGCCCAAACTTCCACGTAGCGATGTCGCCGGGCTTTGGGTCGTCCGTCTCTTTGCAAAACTTGGTGATAACCTCTAAATACCGCTCCGTATCGCGGTGCAAGTGCCAGTCGCGGGAATATTTGGGCGGTGTGAAGTCATCGGGGACAATGCCGACCGCGCCATAAACCCCTGCAAGCAACATGGCGCAATCCACGCCCGCGCCCTTGACCATTGCGAAGTGATGATAGGGCGTACCAAGCCATGACCGCGCCTCTTCGATGATTTGTTCTCTCAAATCCATTTCAGACGACCTCTTAAACCACCGTATCAGCCGACGGAATATATGGAAATCCGCGGAAATGCACGATGTTGTTAAATTTGTTTTTGCAGGTGTCCTGACGCTTGTTGCAGCCGGGATAAACCTTAAACACGTCGCCTGCCTGCGGCGGGGAGGGGAGGCGGAGGGGCGTGGTGGGGTCAATCTCTGGGTAAAGATTGTGGAAGTTTTGCGAGGGTGTTTTTGCCGTCGTCATGGCACTGAAATCCAGTCCTTTGCTGTCGTGGATAGGGGGTATGGGCGGGGTTAGACAAATGGTTTCTTATGAATCTTCTCTAGGTTAGGTTAGTCTAACCTTGAGCTACATTAAAAGGATACATGGACTGATCTCTGAGAATGAGATTAGAGAAGCTGAGTATCTTGATTTAAGGAGACTGCCCGAATGTTGTCTGCGAGTCGCACGGCACACGCTTTCCGACGCCCCCTCGCGGCCGCTGCCATCGCAGCTGCGGCGTGTGTGACCGTCA